CGGAATCTCGTTTACGATGTTGCCGATGTTCAACGGGAGCCGTTGTTCGTACCAGTGCGCGGCGATGAAGAGGACGGCTTGCTTGAGCAGAGGGCGGGCCGTGGTGCCGCAGACGTAGCGCACGCGGACGGCGGCCGGTAGGCTGGCTGTGTCTGGCCAGTCCTGATCGACTTTCAGCACAAGCGCGCCGGGCTCGCTCTGCGTGTCGACGGTGTAGACGGATGGGTCGAGCGTTTGCTCGGCGCCAGCCTCGTCGAGGTACTTTACCGACGAAATGGAAACGACCGGCGCAAACCCGAGACGGAGAACTCCGCTCCTCGGGAATGCGTCGGCCGTGTATTCGCGAGTCTGCTCCGCGAGCGCCCGCCCCGTATGCTGCTCCGCGTGTTCGCGCGCAGCCTGAATCAGCGTGCCGAGATAGCTGTCATCCGCGCTGTGGGTAACGCGGAGATGAGCTTTCAGTTCGGCAACGCTGACAGGCTCAGCGGTCGGAGCAGTGATGAGGCGGTCGCTCATTTGGTTGCCTCCACTCGCGGCAGCGGGAAATTGCGCGTCGGCTCAGCCGCTCCGCGCTGAATGAGCTCGGAGGCCTCGACTGGATCGAGAGCAACAATGTCTCCGTCGCGCCGGGCCTGCCCGCCTGCGACGACTCCCTGTGTGATGAGTACGACGACAAGCCCGTCGGTGCGACAAACTTCAGCCGGAGCATCGAAGAACTCGATCTCGATCCCGAGCATCGTCGCGGCCGAGATGAATCGATCGCGGATCGTCGCGTAGATGCAGTCTGGCGACGCCACGGATCGGAACTCTTTCGCCGCGTGTCCTCCGCCTCCGTCGATTCCGACGCACACGATTTTCGACACGCCCATTATGTGCAAGATCTGCACCGCGCTGCCGATGGTGCCGTGCCGCACCGAAAGCCCGCGGGAGAGCAGGGCGGCGACGTCATAGCCGGCGAGGCGCGTGTCGGGAACGTCGTCGAAGCGCACGAGCTCGCACGGCCACGCGCTCGGGTTGCCCATGCCCGCATCGTCTAGCGTGCGGGCGGGCTGGAAAAGGACGTGGGTTGAGTCGAGAAGATCAACCCACGGAAGAACACCGTCGTTGGCGAAGCAGTACTTCGCGGACGGCACGTAGCGCACGGCCTCATTGACCGCGCAACGCAACGGGCCGGCCGAGCCGAAGTCGAAGCGACTCAGGCTCGGACCCTTGCCGAACAGCCACGCGGTTTCACCGCGGTGCAGTCCGACGAAATCCCGTAGCGTGCGCGTCATGGCGTGGGTGCGACTCAGGCGCCGAGGGCGTCGAGCATCGCGGCGAACGACTTCGGACGGACGACGCCGCCGTCGTAGTAGGTCGAGGCCACGAGGCAGTACGTGCCGGTCTTCGCGGAAGCGCTGTCGCGGATGAGCTCGAGCGAGATGCCGCCCCAATAGCCGATCCAGTAGTCGGCGAAGTTGCCGAAGAAGATCGCGGAGGCGACGGCACCCGAACTGCCCTTGGTGAGCGTGCGACTCACGGCGTTGGTCCAGAGCGGCGAGTATCCGTTAAGCAGCCCGCCGTTGCGGTCGTCGAGGATGGTCAGCGAATCAGTGGAGCTGATCTTCGCGGTCTGCTTGAGCTTGCCGCGAATCTGCCCATTCGAGACGTAGTGCAGATTACCGAACACGGCGTTGTTCGCGTCGACGGCGGTTTCGAGGCCGACGATATGCGCCCACGTCGGGGCGGCGCCATTGGCGCCGCCAACCACGGAGCCGATGCCGGAGGTGCCGGCGATGCCGTTGGCCTCGCTGGTGCCGTTGCCGTGGAAGAACGCGGCTTCCTGCACCGCCAGCATCTGGTTCGTGATGTGCGCGCGGACGATGGCCTCGATCGCCTGCGGGGACTGCTTCAGTAGCTGCTCGGAGATGTCGATGAAGGCCGGCAGGCGCTTCGGAGTGAGCGAGAGCTTCGCGGTGGTGGGCGTGTATTCGCCGGCCGATTCGTTCTCGGTCTTCTTCACGGGGGCGGTGCCGCTCACGAGGCGCGGGATGTCGAGATTGCCAACGAGCCCTTCGAGCACCGTGGCGCCAGCGGAGCGCATCACGGACGCGTTGAAGAAATCGTCGAGCAAGCCGGCCTTCTCGGTCGCGATGATCATGCCGCCCTGATCGCCGGCAACGCTCGTCTGCCCGGTGGCGGTGAGGTCGCGGCGCTCCTGGCAGCGGCGAACGAACGAGCGGGGGAGGAACAAGCCGGCGCTCTCGATGCCGGCGCTGCGGGCCTCGCGCTCGCCTTCCTGCACCATCTCGGCCTCGATGCCGTCGAGGCTGGACTTCGCTCCCTTGGCGCTCGCGTGCATCGAACGCAGCATGCGGCCGATGTCAAAGCGGGCCATGTCGCGCTGTTCGCCATCGGTGAGCTTCGGCGCGCGCTGGCTTTCGATGGCGGCCTGGCGGGACTCGATCGCGATGGTCGCGTCGATGTCCTCGACCTCCTTCTGGATTGTTTCGATCTTCGAGCGCTCTTCGGCAGTGAAGGCGCGGCCGGCATTGATGACGGTGTCGGAGAGGGTGCGGGCTTCCTTGGCCTTCGCACCACGCTTTTCGAGCAGTTCTTTCAAACGCTTCATGTGTGTCCTTTGTGGTGATGCGGGGATTACAGGCACCGAAGCGCCATCCCGCGAATGGCGTCCCGGGTTGCCGCGCTCGCGTCCTCGTTGGACTTGCGAGCCGTGGCGAAATGTTGGTCGCGCTCCTCGGCGATGGCCTTCAGTTCGGCCGTGCCGTCTTGGCTGCGGAACGACGCCGCAGAGCGCGCGGAAATGGCGGTGTCGGGATACGCCGGCCAGACGACCGGCGAGACCTCGAACAGGTCGACGTCGAGCAGCGTGCGCACGTCGCGCTCCTTACCCTCCTCCCACTTAACCGAGCGGGCCGAGAACCCGAACGACATGGAGTCAACGAGCTTCGCGCGGACGCTGGCGAGCACGTCGCGGTTCTGCTGCGTATCGATCAGGCTGATCTCGACGCGCAGGCCGCGCTCGTCCTCGGCGAGCGAGAGCGTGTCAGGCGAGCGCGCAAGGATGGCGTCGCTGCGGTGCGACCACAGCGCCTTGACGTCGGGCTGCTCCTTGAGCGTGCGCGAGAATGCGCCGCGCTGGATGCGCTCAACCCACGGCTTGCCCCAACCGTCGAACGGCAGCGAGTCGCTGTCGAATACGGCGGCGTGGCCTTCGAGGATGCCGATGAAGCCGGAGTCCTTCGCGGCCTCGCGGACGGTGAGCCCATGCAGGGCGCGGGTTTGGATCGTCTTCATGCGGTGACTTTCTCCTTCGCCGGCGCGTCAGCCGGTCCGATGTTGAGCGGGACGCGATGGATACCGCCGACGTTGTCCGGCAGCTCGGGCAAGTCCTCGAGCCGGCGCACGTCGTTGATCGAGTAGATGCCGTTCGTGAGGCCAGAGACGTATCCGGCCATGCGATCCGCGAAGGCGCCGCGGAGAATCGCGTTGAGATTGAACGAGACGTAGTAGCCGGCATCGCGGTCGCGCTGCGAAAGCAACGTCGAGTTCATCCGGCGTTCCCAGCGGACGAGTCGCGGGCGGAGCGTGAACACCTGAAACGCCAGCTGGATCTGCTCCATGCCCGATCCCCAGCTAGTCGACTTCTCGGTCGACTGGAGCAGGAACAGCGGCACGCCGTAGAAGCGGGCGATGTCCTCGATCTGGAACTGGCGCGTCGCCAAGAACTCGGCATCCTCGTTGCTTATGCCGATGTTCTGGTACTTGATGCCGCCGGTGAGGCCGGCGACCTTGCCGTACGCTGCCGGGCCCTCGTGCTTCTCACGCCACTTCTTCAGGAAAAGCCGCGCCTGTTCCTCGGTAGTTCCGGCCGGAAATTCGATCACGCCACCAGGGCGCGCGTTGTTGCCGAAGAAGTGGGCGCCGAACTCCTGCGCGGCGAGCGCGACGCCGATCCCCTCCTTCGCCTGCTTCAACACGGAAAGGCCGGTGAGCCCGTCGAGCGACATGCTCGGCACGTGAAGGATCTCGCCGGGTTGCGTGAGCTTGCCGGCTAGCTTGTAGCCGCGGCCACGACCGACGCGCACGACCTCGACCTCGTTTGCGCCGACGTACTCGATGCCCTCGGGCTCGAAGTAGGCATTGCGCTTCACGAGTCCGTAGCAGTTGCCGCGCATCTCGTGGGCGGCGTGCATCCGCTCCAGCCACTCGAACGACGTCTCGCTGTCGTTCGGGTCGTCCTTGAGAATGCGATTCAGCGGATGCTCGTCGGCGTCCTCGCTGCCCTTGGCTGTCTTGCGCCGCACGCGCAACGGCAGGCTGGCGACATTCTCGGAGAGGATTCGGACGCACGCGTAAACCGCGGACATCGTCATCGCGCTCGTCTCGTTGACATTCTTGCTGCTCGCCGTCGTGCCGATCAGTTCGAGCAGGCCCTTGCCGTCTTTGAGCGTGCCGCGTTCCTCGCGCTTCCCGAAGAGGGCGCGGCTGGCGTCTTTGAGGCGGGCGGCAATCTCCACGCATCACAGCGTGGCGTTTGATGCCCGCTTGGCATCACTGGATTGCGTGCGCAATCGTGCGCCAGCGTGCGCTGCCGTGCTTAATCAACTAACCCAATGTTTCCACGTGCTTGATTTCGCATTCCGCAACCACGTGGAGAGAAGTCTGGGTTCTGCTCCCACCACGCAACTACGTCCGAGAATCGCGCATACATTCCCATACGCCGAACGCCGGCGCGGAGCATGTAGCGAACAAACTGTTCGGACACTGTAATCCCCATGCGCTCGCGAAACTCGCCGGAAATCTCCTTCGGCGTCATTGGCTTTTCGCTTGATAGACTATTGCAGTTCATAGCGCCACCTCGCTCACAGCTTTCTGAATGATTTCACGAACTAAAGACCCATCGCAATCATACCACTCTCCACCAATGCAGAACTCTGAAAGATATTTATGCGCCAACATCTCGGCCTCACCGGAGGCATACGCCTCAAAAAAAATAACAACATCTGGAACATATGTCCTGACCTGCACAGACCTTGATTTAGGGTCAGTGCTAAACCCTACCTTAAATGCGTTCATTCTATCCGATCTCATTGCGTAAACATAACCTTGGTGGTTCGGATACGACCTTAATCCAAGTGTTGGGGTTCGACCTAGTCTTCTCCCGGCTAGAATATCCCTTCCAGTCCTGTCTTTTATTGCGTCACATATCAATCTTACCGTTAAACTTCCTGCGCTACTTACTCCGGTTATGTCGCTGAGTGTTGCCGACTTTGCCCATTCATCAAACTCAGAGCTCGTGGCTACTCCGCAGCTCTTGCCTAATACGTTTTTGCATCTATTTGGTAATTGTTCGTAGTTCATTCGTCGTCGAATACCATTCCCGGCGTTGATGTTGTCGCCCCGGCGTCTGGCATAGTCAGCGCGGCAGCGAAGGCCATGCCGAGAGCCACGGCGCCGTCGATGCGCCCGGTGCTCTTGCCCTTGTGGAGCATGATGTTTTCGCTCGGCCCGACATGCGGGACGGCGTTAGAAATGTTCCAGCGCGCGACGGGGTTGCCGTAGTGGCGCAACGTGCCGCCGATGACGCGCCGCTCGATCTCGCGGTATGGGCGGGAGAAGTTCGCGAACGTCTGCGCCAGCGCGGCGACCTGGTGCCACTCGCCACCGCCCTCAATCTTCGCGGAGCCGATCATCCCGAGCGCGTCGCGGATCTCCATCGCCGCCTCGTGGCCGTGGCTCGGGTCGTACCAGAACGCCTCAGCATTCGCGGCCTTCAGGATCTCGACGACGCGGGCGACGATCGCGCGATAGTCGGTGATGTTGCCCGGCGTCGCGATCATCCATCCGTCTTCGACCCACTTCGCGTAGGGCGCGCGGTCTCGCAGCTCGCGTTCGCGCAACGTCTCCTCAGGTGTGAAGAACAGCCAAGCCGCGTGCGCGATGTCGCCTTCGAACCACGCGAGCGCGACGGCTGCCAAATCCTGCGAGCGTGAGGCGTCGAATCCGGCGAACACAGACTTTCCGGCGAGGCGGCGAAGCACGTCCGCGGCCTTTAGCTTCTCGCCGGCACACGCGTCCCACTTCGCCAGCGAAAGCCATCCGCTCACCATCTTCTCCGCGCGCTTGTCGAGTTGCTTGACGAGGAAGTCGCGCATCTTGCCGGGCGACAGCTTGGCCTTCGCTGCTTGGTCGCGCATGTATTCGAGCGACTTCCCGCAACCAAGATTCGGATTCGCCTTGAACCACGCGGCCTCGTCCATCGGGTCGTCGCCGTCGTCGATCGTGAAGATCAGCGCAAACACGTTGGCGCCGGCGCCGTTCGCGAGCGCATCGTCCTGTAACACGGCCTGCGCGAGCTTCACCTGTTCGTCAAAAATCCCATCGCGCACCTCGCCCTCGGTCGAAATCGAGAAGACGAGCGGGTGACGGCGTGCGCCGAGCGCGCTGTCGAGGATGTCCCAGAGGCGGCGATCCTTCCACGCGTGCAACTCGTCCGCAAGGACGCCGTGCGGGTTGAGGCCGTCGAGGGTTTCCGAGTCGGAGCCGAGCGGTTTCCAAAATGACGCGCTGTCCTCGTGACGAATCTCGGAGACGGTGCGGCGGAAGACGTCGCCGGCGCCGGGAGAGAAGCGAATCATCTGCTTGCCGTCGTTCCAGAGCAGGCGCGCTTGGTCTTCTTTCGTTGCGACGCTGTAGACCTCGGCCGCTGGCTCGCCGTCGCCGCAGAGCAAACACAAGCCTACGCCGGCGCCGAGGAACGTCTTG